TTTCCGGGTGCAGGGCAAGGCGCAACGACGCGCAATGGTCGTTCCATTGCCTTCTCTTGTAGTTGCAACGCCGCCATGCACCCGGAAAACCGTGCAATCCAGCTCGTAGCGCTCTCACCATACGGGTGAACGCAAAATCGATAACAAAGCTGTTTAGAACCACCATGTTACACATCTTGGCAAGCGGTCAACGGAGGTTTCTAGGTTTAATCCATTCACCCTTCGACAGGCTCAGGGCGAACGGATTAAATATAATGCGCGAAATGACGATCCGGCTTCAGCATCCGCGCCACCTCCCTCTTCAAAACAACCTCCCCTGTCCCTGCCCCCACTCCGGCATCACCGGCTCGTCCATTTGTTTGAGGATGTCCCAGATTTTACGGTGGCTGATGGCGCCCGGTTCGCGGGCGATTTCGGAGACGGCGGTTCTGGCGCTGATGCCGCGGCGCGTCTGTTCGTCGAAGCGCGCGCGCCAGCGGTTGTTGCGCACGGCGCGCAGGCTGGCGGTGCATTTGGGGATGTTGACCGGCGTGCCGGCGTAGTGGTCGGCGAGTTTGTAGGCGTTGGGTTCGCCGATGATTTTGGCGATGTCTTCGAAGGTGTTTCTGCCGTCGATGCGTAGTCCTTTGGAGAAGATCAGTGGGCGACCGCCGTATTTTTCGATGAGTGTCAGGGCGTTGGCCAGGCCGATCAAGTGGATGAGTTCGATGGCGGTTTGGGGGAGGTGTTTGAGGTCGAGGTTGAGCATTTAGGCGCTCCTGCGTTGGGTGTCTACGGTCAGTGCCTGGACGATTTTTTGGAGTTGGGCGGGCGGGAGCCAGGTATAGCGGTCTACGCCGAACATGTGTTGGGCGATGGCGTCGGCGTAGCTGTCCGGTTTGCGCCCGGTGGGGTGGTTGATGAGGAGGGCGCGGATTTTTTTGACGAGGGGGAGGCGTTCTTTGGGAATTGTGGGGCGGGTTTTGGGGGGGACGCTGCCGCCTTTGGCTTTGAGGTGTTCGATGACGCGTTCGCGTTCGTGTTGGTCCATGTCGGCGGCGCTGCGTTTGCCGGTGACGGTGTGGTATAGGGTGCGGCGGGTGTCTTCCGCCATGCCGAGGGCTTTGGCGAGTTGGTGGATGAGGCCGAGTTCGCGGTTGCGGGGGGTGGGCATGGGGAGGGTCCTTGTTGTGCGGTTTTGGAGCGTGGGAACGATCCATGGGTTTCTGTCTGTAAACAGCTTGTGCGGGGGCGCTGTTTTCAACGCCCCCTGGCAAGCGGTCAACGGAGGTTTCTAGGCTTAGTGGTTGACCGCGTCTTTCAGTGCTTTGGCGGCGGTGAAGCACGGGACGGTTTTGGCGGGGAGGTCGAGGGTCTCGCCGGTGGCGGGGTTGCGGCCTTTGCGGGCGGGTTTGACTTTGATGCTGAGTTTGCCGATGCCGGGCAGGGTGGTTTCGTCATGCCGCGCCATGGCTTCGGCGAGGGTTTCGCACAGGGCGTCCAGCCAGGTTTCGGCTTGTTTTTTGGTGATGCTGTTTTCGTCGCGGGCGCTTTTGCGGGCGGCATTGATGCGGATTTTTTCGATGAGTTCTTGCTTGGTCATGCTGTTCTCCTTTGGGTTTTGACTACGGGTTGAAATCTTTTGGTTTGGCGAGTTGTCCGCGCGCGGTTGCCAGTGCTGCGCGGAAGTCGCCGCCGGGGTGTTCTTGGTAATAGGCTCGGACGCGCGCGGTCAGGGCGTCCAGGGCGGCGTTGCGTCCGGGGGCGCGGCTTTCGCACACGAGCGCGCCGGTTGTCCGGTCCGATATGTCGTAGTGGCCTTGGTCGCGCCGATGGGTTTGGCAGGCGGGGTGGATGACGAGGCCGTAGGCGGTCGCTTCTCCCGTCATCGGCGGGAGCGGTTTGCCGTGCGGGTGGGCGGCGGGCTGGAAGAGGATAGGGGGCTTCATGCGACGGCTACGTCCAGGCTGATGGGGTGGTATTCGCCGTCGGGGCTGCGCTCATACAGCCGGACGTAGCTTTTGCTGCCGAGGGTGATGATGGCGTCGTTGATGGCTTGCATGGCTTTTTGCCATTTGGGGTGGCGGAATTTGTGGCGGCGCAGGTCGAGGATGCGGGCGGTGTTGACGTTGCCTTTCTGGTCGGTCTGGAAGGCGGCGTTGAGCAGCACCTTGGCTTCTTCCTGGGAGCCTTCGCTCCAGTCGTGGATGCATTCGTCGATGAGGGCTTTGGCCGCCTGGAGTTGTTCGCCGAAGGCGATGGTTTTGGCGATGGCGCGCTGTATTTTGTAGCGCCGGTCGTAGCTGTAGAGGGTGAGGTTGCCTTCGGTGCCGCCGACTCTCGCGCCGTATTGTTCGGCGGAGATTTGGGCGAAGGCGGCAATGTCGTCGAAGGCGGCGCGTTTGAATTCGGCCAGGGCGAGGCTGTGTTCTTTGGCGCAGCCGATGAGGTCGCGCACGAGTTTGTCGCGCATGAGGTCGATGTCGTGGATGGTTCCGATGGGGATGAAGCGCCCCGCTTCGTCGCGGAGGTAGCCTTTGGGTGCGAAGGTGGTCATGGTGGGGTTCCTTTTTGGTTGGGTTTTGGTGTTGGTTTGTAAGCCCGTAGTTCGCGCATCACGCGCATGGCGCCGCCACTTGCCAGCCGCGCATGGCGGTTTCAAGCTGCGTCAGGCAGGTTTGCGCCTGGCGTCCGCGCGGGTCGGTTTCGGTGCGTCGGTGTTCCGGGGTTTTGGCGTCTGGCGCGGTCGCGCTCGGGGCGCGGTATTTTTCGGTTTTGCGCCATATTTTTATGCCGTGTTGTCCGATCCGGCATACTTCGATCATGCCGTGGCGTTCCATTTCTTTGAGGATGGCGGAGACGGTGCCTTTGACGGCGCCGGCGCGTTGGACGATGTCGGTTTGCGTGAAGCGCTCGGTTGTTGTGGCGATGGCGAGGGTGACGCGGGTCGGGCGGGTGATGTTGGGTTTCCAGGCCATTTTAGTGTCCTCTTTCTTTCCATTCGACGAAGCATTCGAAGATGCCGGCGCTCCAGGTGACGGTGCGTCGCCCGAAGCGGGTTTCTTCGAATTTTTCTGCGTGGTAGGCGCTTTTGAGCCATTCGCAGCGCCCGCAGACGGAGATGGTGATGGTGGGGTGGGCGAATTGGATGTCGGCGACGGCTTTGATCGGTTGGAAGCCTTCGGTTTGCAGCCAGCTCAGGCAACGCGCCATGGCGTTGACGCCGTTTTGGATGTGGGCGGCGGGTGGGGGGATGGCGCTGTTCATGGTTTTGCCTTTTTGGGGTTTCCGGCGACCGGGTCGGGGGTCGGGATGATGTAGTCGCATCCGTCTGCGCGGTAGGTGCGGTAGCGCTCGCACCGCACCGCCACGGCGCGGTGCGGGATGAGTCGCGCCAGCAGGCGGCGCAGGCTGTGGCGCAGGGCGAGTTTCACGAGGCTTCCTTGTGTCGGCACTGTTGGCAGGCGCGCCAGTGGCGCACGGCGTGCGGGCTGCTGGTGGGAACGGAGGCGTCGGCGTATTTCAGGCATTCGGTTTGGCCGATTTCGCGTCCCAGGTAGGGGCAGGCGTTGCGTTCAAAACGTTCGCGCACGAGGGCTTCGAGTTTTGCGGCGTCGCCGTAATATTTGCCGCTCAGCGCCATACTGATCGCCGGACGCTTGCTAGTGGTGCCGACCAAGAGGCGCGAGACGGCGGAGAGGTTGCCGTGGTTGTCGGCGACGGCTTGGCGCAGGATGTCTAGCCAGTCACGCATGGCGGTCTTCCCGCAGGTAGAGTCGGGCTTCGTTCGGGTCCCAGGCGTCGCCGTTGGGGCGCGGGATGGGGGCGTGCGGGCCGGTGTTGCGCGTGAGCAGCCAGCGCGGGGGTTCGCTTTTGCGGCGGCGTTTTGTTTTGGTTAGGTAGCCGGTCGCCGCTAGTGTGTATAGGTAGTTGCGGATGCTGTTTTCCGGGTGGCGGGCGGTTTCCGCGCCGTCTAGCACGGCGCCGGCCAGGTCGTCCAGGCTGAATGCGCCTTGGATGCGCATGGCGTTCCAGATTTTGCGGCGCTGGGTGTTGGCGCCGCCGGGGGGGCGCGGAGTTGGCGCGGGGTTGCGTGTTATGGGGGAGGGCATCGGCGTCATGGTTAGCGTCCTGCTTTTGCGCCGATGATTTTTTGGCGGGTGCTTTGCCAGTTGTTGGTTAGGGTTTGTCCGGCCATGTCGGCCAGGGTGATTTCTTCTTTTCCGGCGCGCTGGCCGATGCGTTCCACGAGCGCAATGGCGTTGATGATTTCGCGCACGCGCCCGTCGGTTTGTTTGCGCATTTCGCCGGCCAAGTCGGGGTGGACTTTGATTTCGCATTTTTCGGCGCACAGCAGGACGGTGTCGTCTACGGTGGCCGCGATGAATTCGATGGAGCGAGCAATGCGGCTGCTGACTTGGGGGTGGCGGGCGATTTTGCCTTGGATTTTTTCCATGCCGGAGAGGATGACCAGCGCTTCGGTGCGGTCGGCAAAGTCGCGGACTTTTTCCAGGACTTCCGCGCCGTTGCGCAGGCAATGGTCGGCTTCGTCAATCACGATGGGGGTTTGTTTTTTGGCGATGCTGCCCATGAGGCGGCTGAAAAGCTGTTCCGCCGTGCCGCCGATGTCGATTTTCAGGAGTTTGGCCATTTCGATCATGAAGTAGCGGGGGGTCCAATCGACGTTGGCGCGTAGGAAGATGGCGTCGTTGTGCGTGGCCCAGTGGGTCAGCGCTTGGGTTTTGCCGTAGCCGGCCTCGCCCCATACCAGCATCATGGAGGCTTCCTGCGCGCCACGTTCTTCCACCGCTTGGATGCCGTCCATGAAGCGGTTGTAGTTGCTGGTTTTTACGTAGTGTTTTTTCATGGGTACTCCCGTTTTTGTTACGTCAGGCCACAACCTGCCTTATTTTTAATCCGTTCACCCTTCGACCCTTCGGCGAAGCTCAGGGCAGGCCAGGCTCAGGGCGAACGGATTAAAAATAAGGCAGGTTGTCATGGTGCGGCTTCGGCATACGCGTCGGCACAGGGGCAAATTTCCCCGTTCGTGGTGAGCCTGTCGAACCATGAACGGGGAAATTTGACCCTGTCCGTAAATTTAAAAAATCCAAAGCTCATGTGCCGCTTCAAGATGCCACTCTAATTTCTTCATCATTGATTTCATTCCACAATTCGAATTCTTCCAGCGCGCCTTCGATGACGGTGCTGCCGCCGCGCTTGACCTTCATCGCGATGTAGCGCCGGTATTCCGGCGTCCAGTCTTCGGGGTGGGCGGATAGCCATTTGAGGAGGGTGTAGTCGCCGCTCGTGGTGAAGTTGGGTTTGTCGGTTTTGCGCTCCAGAGGGATGACGTTTTCCGCCCCCGCCAGGGCGTATTCCGCGACCGGCATGGCGGGGAGGACGATGCCGGCTTCCATTTCCAAACTCTCCAGCAAGGCGCTCGGGCGCTGCGCTTCGATGTCGTTGATTTGCGTTTCGTGGCGCTTGATTTGCATGTCGGCGCGCTTTTCCAGGGCGATTTCGTAGAAGCTGCGTGTCCGGTAGCTGCGCTCTTTATAGATGTGCGCTTCGAACAGCGGCGCGCCGTCCAGCGTTTTGATCCACACCCGCTCGCCGTCGTTGAGGTCGTAGGCGACCATGACTTCTTCGCCATTGATGTGATCCATTTCGGGATGGTGGTAGTCTTGCCCCATGAGGCTGATCCGCCCGCGTCGCACGAACTTGCGCTCATGCACGCGAAAGGCGTCTTCCAATTCTTCGCCGTTCAGCGGCTTGCGCTTCCAGCCGTTCGCGATGAATTGCGCCATCCTTTCATTCGGCGTCATGTGGCGGCGCTTGCCCGTCACCGGGCAGGCGGTCTTGGGCAGGCTGCTGTGCGGCATATCGTTGAATTCCGCCACCACGCGTTTGATCCATTCCACCGCTTCGGCGTAGGTCTTGAACATCAGCCCGCATCCGGCGCGCTCCGCTTCGGCGCGCAAATTTTCCGCCGCAATCGCATCACCGGCGCCCTGCGCCTTGACGAGCTTTTGGGTGATCTTATGCACCCGCTTGCGCGCCAGGCTATCCATGTCCTTGCCTTGATAAGTCGCTAATTCCTTGGCGCGGCGGTCCATATACCGGTTGAAACTCTCGGCAATGCCGTTGGCCTGGCTGTTGCCCGGCAGATTGTGGACAATCGTTGTGCCGCGCCGGGCGGCGACGGAGGCCACCGGGTCGAATTCCACCCGGTCGTTCTTCACCGAACCGGTGTTGTCCGTCTGCCACACCACCGGCTCGCCATCCTCGGCGCTCACCGCGTAAAGGCTGCCTAAAATCACGACCATGGATTCGGACAGACCGATGGAGCGCTCCGAGACATAGGCTTTGCGCGTCGCGACATCGTGGCTGTGCCAAACTTCACAGGTCACGTACTTGCCGGAGATCGGGTGCGGCGCAAGAAAGTGGGTGCCCCAGCCGTCGGAATGCACTTCCAGCAGCGGCCACATGCCCTCGCTGCTGCGCGTATGGCAGAATTTGTGCGGATTCATCGCGCTGCCGGTATTGCGACCTTTTTGCGCGTCCAGCTTGCTGTATTTTTCCGTGTACCAGCGCAAGGCCTGGCTGTAGCCGGGATATTCCTTGCCGGAACAGGGCTTTTTGCCGCAATGTTCCTTCCAGCCCAGCGCGCTGAGCGTCTTCGCCATGCCCTCCCAGGCGTCCCGTTTGCTGGGCTTTTGCGGGCGTTGCATTTCCGCTAAAAAATACGGCAGCCAGGCCGGCGGCTGCATGTCTTTGGTGCGCACGCCGGGAATCAGCGCGTCGTCGCCGCCGTCCGCCCGCAGGCGTATCCAGCGAAACAGGGTGCGGCGCGAGAGCTTGGCGGCAAAAGCATGCAGGTCTTGATCCGGCGCGGCTGCGGCGACGGCCTGGCCGCTGCTCCAGTCCACGCGCCAGTTAAAACCGGATTTGTCGTTGGCAATCGCGCACCAGAGTTGTTGCATCGGCGCCATCCGGGCGTCTTCGATGCCGGTCAGCCAGGCGTCGATGGATTTCGCAGCGCTGATGCCGTGAGCTTCCACGGCGCGGGCGATGGCGTTGAGGATGCCCAGACGGGCGTCGCGCACGAGAAGCTGGGCGGCGTCGGCATGGGAGGCTGGCACCGCCGGACGCTTGGCGGGCAAGGAGGGGCGGGCGACGGGCGGCGTGATTTGATCCGCTTCCATCGTCGCCGCCAGCACTAGTTGCTGTGTCAGGTAGGCGCGGGTTTCGGCGGGTAGGCTGGTGATGGGGTATTCGTAGCCTTTGCCGCGCGTTTTTTCACGCACTTGCCACAAATTTTTTTCGGCGGTTTTTCGCACGCCGCGCTCGGTTCCCGGCATCCCCGGCAATCCCGCCAAAGCCTGCGCGCTGTACCAGCCGTCAGTCATGATTTGGTCCCGCGCTTCCGGCTGTGCGGCGCGCGTTTTTTCGCCCGCCGGAATCCGCGTGGATGGCCGATAAAGCCACGAATAACGGGCTTTCCAGCCGTTCCGGCAGGGGGGAGTGGGGGGTCATGCCGGTTGTCCTTCGGTTAATTTGACGTTGCATTGTCTGTTCGAACCGTTAAACTTGGCTTTGTGTCGGCCTAGCCCGCGTTCGCCACGTCCGCTTTTTGGGCTGCCGTCGGGATGGTAGCGGGTCGGCCATACGTCTTGCACTGTCCGTTTAAGGTGCTCGGCGATGAGGCGCTCGTATTTCGGGGCGGGGGTGTGCAGGGCGTTGCCCAGTGTCCCACGGTGGTAGCCAAGCTTCAAAGAAAGCTGCTGCAACGTGGTCCCCGTCCGGCGCACGGCATATAAAACGTCGTGGCGCGACCAGTCCTCCGGGGGTGGTTTTTTTTGCATGTCTAACACTGGCTTGGTTTTCAACATGGGAGGAATAATGCGCGTAATAAAACGCAATGTCAATAATTTTTTGCGCACTTCTTTTGTTCCGTTTCCCATCCGATTCCATGCCCCCTGAAAATGCGCACCAAGCGCGGGAAGCGCCCGTCGCTTATCACATTGAGAGGAATCGGAACCGTTCCGATTTTGATGCGCCGACAGTTCCGATTCCAGGGGAGGAATCGGAACGGTTTGCTTTGCGGCTGAATGAGGTGATCGGCGATGAGCAGCATAGGGCGTTCGCCAGACGGATAAATATTTCCGAGGGTGTGCTGCGCGCTTATCTGTCCGGCAAGTCCTTGCCCGGGATGGCCGCTCTGGCGGCAATTTCGGAAGCAACCGGCGTCACGATCGATTGGCTCGTCACCGGACGTCTCCCCAAATCCCGCGCCGAGCTGCGCCACTGCACAAACACGCCCGCGCCGCCCCCCCTGGATGCCTCGCGCCTGCGTCAAGCGCTCGCCCTCGCCGAGGTCGCCGCAACTTCCCTCGGCCAACCCTTAAGCGCCGACCAACGCGCCGATATGGCGCTGGCCTTTTATCAACGCCTGCATAAGGGGGAGGCATAAAGCAAAAACCTCTGGCCGTCCATTCATCCCCGTGCCATCAGCAATTCCAAATTCAAAACCCCACCCCAATCCTGCATTGGGAACACCGACTTAAATATATGCCTTGCGCGGGGAAAATTGTCCGGTTGGATTGCCCTCAGTGGGCGCTACCAGTCGGGAAAGGAAATGGCGTTCAAGTTGGGGAAATTCTTTGTAAGCATCATCCTAGAAAGCTCAGTTGAACGGGCTGGAGTGTGCGGTTTTCCGGGTGCAGGGCAAGGCGCAACGACGCGGAATGGTCGTTCCATTCCAAGGAGTTGCAACGCCGCCATGCGCCCGGAA